GGTTCGCCGCCGCCGAGGTCGGGCTCTCGCTCCAACGCTTCCTCGAGATCACCCGCACCCTCAACTTGACGCCGGGCCGGATGACCCGTATCAATGGGACGCGCCAGATGTTCTACTGGTCCCCCGAGGACATCGCGCTCGTCAAGCAGTACCACGCCAGCCGCTACAGCCCCGCCCGCCTCGCCGCCGCCGCCGCCAAGCGTCGGACCTCGCTCCTCCACCACCACGCCCGTCGCTGGGGCTGGCTCCCCACCCCGTCCGAGGATACCGCCAAATGAACTTGACCGAGACTCTCGCCGCCCTTGCTGGTTGCGCTACCGGCGTCCTGCTCACCTTCCTCGTCAAGATCTACATCGCCGAGGACCACGACACGGACGCCTATCGTCAGGGCTACGAGGCCGCGCAAGCCGAGCAGCGGCAACGCAACGAGGCCCGCGCCCGGAAAGCCGCCCAGACCCGCCGAGCCAAGTCGTGATCGACTACTGCCCGGTCTGCCACGACAAACGCACCGACCTTGACGCCATTAAGCGCCACAACATCCAATGCGCCACCACCGGCGAACGGGCCTACCCGGAACGCCAGACCTACCGCCGACCCCGACCCACCGAGGTACCCCGTGACTGGCAAAGGTGACACCCCACGCCCCGTCTCCGTCCCGCCCGAGGTGCTCGAGGCCAACTGGAAGGCGACGTTCCCCGAGCCCGACAAGCAACCAGAGACCCTCGGCGATCCCGAGGAGTGAGCCCACACGAGACGCGGGTGGGGCGCAACCGTCCCGGTCTGACATTGCCGGTCGCCACTACGCTCGTAAGGTCGGAGAGGGCGAACCTCCTCCGAGCATACCACGCCCGATGACCCGACCTCGCACCCCGTCTCCCCTCGATTCCCAAACACAGACCAATGACTAACTGGCGCTCCGTCCCCATCGGCGACATCAAGCCGAACCCGAACAACCCGCGCATCATCAAGGACGACAAGTTCAAAAAGCTCGTCCAGAGCATAAAGGACTTCCCCGAGATGCTTACGTTGCGCCCGATTGTCGTCAACGCCGAAATGGTCGTTCTTGGCGGCAATATGCGCCTCAAGGCCTGTCAAGCCGCTGGCCTCAAGGAGGTGCCGACCATCCTTGCATCCGGATTGACGGATGAACGCCAGCGCGAGTTCATTATCAAGGACAACGTCGGCTTCGGCGAGTGGGAGTGGGACACGCTCGCAAACGAGTGGGACGCGGACCTCTTGGCGGAGTGGGGTCTGGATGTGCCGGAGTTTGAGAAGGCCCCTGCCGACGGCCTCACCGACCCTGACGAGGTTCCCGAGGCACCCGCCTACCCCGTGTCGGTGCTTGGCGACCTGTGGATTTTGGGCAACCACCGCGTCCTCTGCGGCGATAGCACCAATAGCACAGCGTGGGATAGGTTGATTGTAGACGCAGAACAGGCCGCGATTGTTTGGACCGATCCACCTTACGGCGTGGCGTACACCGGCAAGACCAAAGATGCCTTGACGATTGAGAATGACGCGCTGGACGAATCCGGCCTTGCCTCGTTGTTGCAAGCGTCCCTTGGATTGGCATATACCCATTGTCGCGACGGAGCCGTGTGGTATGTAGCGGCCCCGGCGGGGCCGCTACATCTCGTGTTTGCGTCGGTACTGCGAGACCTTGACGTATGGCGACAGACTATCCAATGGGTAAAAGACCGATTTGTAATGGGCAGGTCAGACTACCATTATCGAAATGAACCTATCTTCTACGGATGGAAGCCCGGAGCGGCTCACTACTTTGTAGACGATCGTACACAGGATACCGTGTGGGAAATAGCCCGCCCAAGCGCCAATCGAGAGCACCCAACGATGAAACCAGTCGAACTGGTCGAACGGGCGCTTAAAAACAGTTCGAAGGTATCCGACGTAGTTCTTGAGCCATTCGGCGGCTCTGGCACAACGTTACTGGCCGCCGAACGCACACAACGCATCGCCCGTCTGATAGAACTTGATCCCAAATACGTCGATGTCATCGTCAAGCGGTGGCAGGACTTTACAGGCAAAGACGCCATCCATAGCGTTACGGGTGAGACGTTTAACTCAATGGCGTCAAGCAACGGAAGAACAGCCAATGGCTAATCCACGCGGTAATCCGCAGAACCTCAAGCCGTTCCCCAAGGGAAAGTCGGGCAACCCTAAAGGACGGCCCAAGCTGCCGGACATTTCCGAGGCCCTTGCCAAGATCCTTGCGGACGAAAAGGACGGCACCTCGGCACTCGAGGCGACCCTGATGGCGCTGCGGGCAAAAGCCGTTAAGGGCGACATCCGGGCCGCTGAAGCCCTACTGGACCGCGCCTTCGGCAAGCCCCGCCAGTCGGTCGATCACACGACGGGCGGTGACAAGCTGGTGCCGAACACCATCAAGGTCGAGCTCATCGCCCCCTCCGCTGACGAGTGAGCGCCCTCACGCTCCAGACCCCGCAGGCGTTCGCGTTCCTCTTCACGCCCCCGCTCGGCGACCTGCGCTACCGCGTGGCCTACGGGGGCCGAGGCTCCGCGAAGTCGTGGCAGTTCGCCCGCGCCCTGCTCATCCACGGGCTCTCGCGCCCGATGCGTATCCTCTGCGCCCGCGAGTATCAAGCCAGCATCCGCGACTCGGTGCATCGCGTCCTCGCCGACCAGATCGAGATGCTCGGCCTCGGCGGGTTCTACACCATCCAAGAGTCCGCCATCTTGGGAGCCAACGGGACCGAGTTCCTGTTCAAGGGGTTGCGGCGGGACATCGCGCAAATCAAATCGACCGAGGGCATCGACCTCTGCTGGGTCGAGGAAGCCGAGGCCGTCTCCGACCATAGCTGGCGCACCCTCGTCCCGACCATCCGGAAGCCGGAGTCCGAGATCTGGGTGACGTTCAATCCGGCGATGGAGTCCGACCCGACCTACCAGCGGTTCGTCAAGACACCGCCCGAGCGGTCGGTGGTCCGGCTCGTCAACTACCGAGACAACCCGTGGTTCCCGAAGGTGCTCAAGGAGGAGGCCGACGCCCTGCTCCGCGCCGATCCCGAGGCCCACGCGCACGTCTGGGGCGGGAAGCCGTGGGCGCGGTCGGACGCGCAGGTCTTGTCGGGCAAGGTCAAGGTCGCCGAGTTCACCCCCGGCGATGGCTGGCAGGGGCCGTACTACGGGGCCGACTGGGGCTTCGCGCACGACCCGACCACGCTCGTCCGGCTCTGGACGCACGACGGGCGGCTCTATCTCGAGCACGAGGCGGGCGGGGTCCAGCTTGACACGGACGCCACGGTGCGAGCGTTCGACGAGGTGCCGGACAGCCGGAAGTACGCCATCCGATCCGACTCGGCCCGACCCGAGACCATCGCCGAGATGAAGAAGCGGGGCTTCCGTACCGAGGCCGCGCCGAAGTGGTCGGGCTCCGTGCAAGACGGCATCCAGCACCTCCGCAGCTACACCGACATCGTTATCCACCCCCGATGCAAGCGGGCGATCGAGGAGGCTCGGCTCTGGCGCTACAAGACCGACCCGAGGACCGAGGAGGTCTTGCCGCATCTGGTCAGCGGGAACGACCACATCTGGGACGCCGTGCGTTACGCCCTCGCCCCGCTCATCAAGAAGGGGCCGAGCGTGTTCGTCGTCTAACAGGCACCCGGCTACCCGTTCGGGGTCGCTTACGTTCGTAAGTGGTACCGGGGTGTCATTTACTTACCGCGCCCCGTTGTTAAAGGTTGCCCTTGCGCGGTTGCTTGCTCTCGCGTACCCTTGATGGTGGCGAGTCCCACCCCTTCACCTTCGGGGCGCACGTTTGACTGATACCGAGCGCAAGCCGTTGTTCCGGCGCGTGAGCGATGCGCTCCGCGTACTCGCAGGGCAGGAGGCCGGTGAGTCGACCCGCGCCATCATCCCGACGACGTATCCCAACTTCCCCAGCGGACAGCAGCAGATGGCGCTCGTCCGCACCGCGAACCCCGGCGAGTACCGCTACGACGGCTCGACGATCCGCAATCAGGGGTTCAATAAGCACCCGGTCGTTCACGCCTGTATCCGCGTTGTCGCGGACATCGTCGCATCGGTTCCGCTCGTGGTCTTGCAGGAGAAGGGCAACTACGAGAGCCGCGTCGGGGAGGACCACCCGCTCCAAAAGCTCCTCGACTATCCCGGCCCGCGCTTCACGGCGCGTCAGTTCCGGGCGCGGTTCGCGGTCGACTTCCTCGGCTACGGGAACTCGTTCTTCCAGATTGAGCGTCCCGGCGAGAACCGGCCTCCGGTCGGTCTGCGGGCCGTCAACGCGGAGTCGATGCAGCAGGTCTGGATTGACCCCGAGGGCGACCCGCGTCGCTACGACTACGCGAACTGGGCGGGCATCATCGTCAACGTCCCGGTCGAGGATATGCTGCACTTCCGCGACCTCGATATGGGCCGTCCGTTTGAGGCCGAGGTGTTCGGGTATCCCCGTGGGGCGACGGCCATCGGGTCGATGCTCGCCGACAACGAGGCGACGCAGTACGTCCGGCAGGTCGTGACCAACGACGGGACGCCGACCTTCGCCGTGCTGATGGCGGACGAGGCGACCACCGAGGATGCCTCCGCGATGCAGGACCGCTACCGCGCTCGCGTGGTCGATCGCGGCAAGCGTGGCACCCCGGCCTTCTTCGGGGCGGTCAAGGACATCAAGCCGCTCGGCTTCACGCTCTCCGACCTCGAGTTCCCCGACCTCCGCCGGGTCTCGCGTGAGGACATCTGCGCCGCGTTCGGGGTCGACCCCCGGATGATTGGCATCGCGTCCGCCTCAAGCGACGCGGGGCTCTCGGGCATCCAGTACGCCGAAGCTCGCGCCCGGCTGGTCCAGCACACCATCGAGCCGATGTTCTCCGCGCTCGAGGACGAGCTCAACCATTGGCTCGCGCCCGAGTTCGGCGACGTCTGGGTGACCTACGACCACGACAAGCTGCGCGACTTGGTCGAGAACGACACCGAGACCTCGACCCGTATCCGCGCCGAGTACGCCGAGGGGCTGCGGACGTGGGAGGAGAGCCGCACCGCGCTCAAGCTCTCGCCGCTCCCCGAGCCGACCGATAGCATCTTGAAGACCGCCGGGCGCGACCTGATCCCCGCCGCGGTCGCGGTCATCAACCCCGCCGAGATTCTCGACCAGCCGCCTGCGACGGACAACGAGACGCCCGCCGGTGGTGCGCCGACGCCCGAGATGGACGAGGAGGCCGAGGTCGAGGACGTCGAGGAGGACGAGGCCGAGGAGCTCGACGAGGAAGAGGAAGCCGAGGACGAAGACGAGGTCGAGGAAGGCCGCGCCGACCCGGTGACCAACTTTCCCGCCGAGGGCGACGACAAGAAGGTGACGCTTCGGAACTCCCAATGGGCGCTGTTCCCCGTGGGCGAGGCCGAGGACTTGAAGGCCAACTGGCCCGAGCTCTGGTCGAAGGCCGGGAACGAGAAGGGGAACGAGCAGTTCCGCAAGCTGGCCCCCATCGCCAAGCGCGGCGGGGTGCCGGAGGGTGAGGCCGAGGAGAACGCCATCCGGCTGCGCGAGGCGTGGATCGCCCGGCACCGGGGCGACTTCCAACTCAACGGCGTCATCGCGCAGGTCAAGTGGCTGGCGGTCGGCGATCGCGGGCTTGACCATATGCGGAAGGTCTTGCGCGAGGCGAAGGACAAGCTCGGCGACCGCTCGGAGCCGATGCCTGAACCAGCCCCGATGGACGAGACGATGGCCCGCAAGCGCGGCATCTGGGAGCGGGCGATGCAGGAGCTCGACCGCACCGAGCAGACCTACAAGGCGACCGCCGAGGCGCTGTTCCGTGCCGAGCGTCCGAAGGTCACCCGCTCCATCGCCTCCGCTGGCGACTTCGCCACGGCCAAGCTCCGCGTCCGCGAGGCGTACCGCACGGGCGGCGAACTCGAGGAGAACTGGCGCGAGACCTACACCCCGCTCGTGGCGACCACCTACGCCTTCGGGGCGACCGAGGTGGCGGGCGTCGGGGCCGACCTGAAGGCCGACGTGCAGGAGTCCGGGCTGACCGGGCGCTCCGTGGCCTCCGTCCGTGAGGCAATCCGTAAGCGGGCCGAGCGGTTGGCGGGGCTGATTGGCGACACCACCGCTCGCGAGGTCTTGGCGGTCATCGAGGCGTCGGAGCGGGCGGGGCTGACGGTCGAGGAGACGTCCCGCCTTGTCGGTCGGGCGGTCTACGGCGAGGAGCGGGTGACGGCGCGGTCGACGATGATTGCCCGCACGGAGTCCGCTGGGGCGCTCTCGCAGGGCTCGTGGGACCAAGCGCAGGAGATGGGCGACCTCTACCGCTCGAAGGAGTGGCTCGCCTTCTCGGACGCCGAGACGCGGGAGACCCACACGGCCTGTATGGCGCAGGGCCGCATCGGGATCAACGAGCCCTTCACGAACGGCCTGATGTACCCACTCGACCCGACGGGCGCGGCGGACGAGGTCATCAACTGCCGCTGCGTCTTGGCCTACTCGGACGAACCCGTCTAACGCGACGCAACACCTGATACCTTTCACCGACTGACTTTCTCGAGGATTTCCCGATGGCAATGGCTCAAGCGATCCCGCTCTTTACCGCTCGAACGACGGCTGGCAACGGCACGACCCGTGAGGCCCCCGGTCCCGGCGCGACGGTGCAGGCCGTGGTAACGGGGACGGGCGCGGTGTCCTCGACCGTCATCATTCAGGTCTCGAACGACGGGACGAACTGGCTCCCGCTCGGGACGCTGACGCTCTCGGGGACGACCTCGGCGACGCAGGGCTTGGCGCTCAACGCGCATTGGGTCTATATCCGGGGCAACATCTCCGCGATCTCGGGGACCGGGGCGGCGGTGACGGTCACGATGGGGACGCGGGACCGCGACTGATGGCGATCTACAACACCTACTTCAGCGTGTTGGGGTTGCAGGACAGCTTGGGCGTCCTGCCGAACCTCGGGGTGTTGCCGGGGCTGGGGCGGCTCGACGATCTCGGCGAGTACGCGTTCAGCCCGACCTCGCTGTTTTTGAATGGCGAGCAGGGGGTGTGGTACGACCCCAGCGACCTGACGCCGGAGAAGGTGTCGTGGCGTCGGAACCTGCTGACGTACTCGCAGGATTTCGAGAACGCGGCGTGGCCGAAATTGAACGCCAGCATCTTGTCGAACCTCGCGCTCTACTCGCAGGACTTTGACAATGCGTACTGGGTCAAGGCCAGCGCGACGGTAACGGCAAACAACGCCACGGCCCCCGATGGCACCAGTACGGCAGACACCGTTGTTGGGGCGGCTGGCACGGCGTTCATCTACTCTGGCGCGATTACCACATCTGCATCAACGACGTATACCCTTTCGTTTTACGTCAAGGCTGGCACAAGCACCTCGACAAGCGTGCGCGTAATGGACAGCGCAGTCACAAACCAGATTGCGCGTCTGTTTATTGCGTGGTCTGGTGGCGTCCCAACGCTAAACAGCTTGACCGGGTGGTCTGGGACGCCGACGGTGACCGACGTGGGTAGTGGGTGGTATCGATTTGTCGGCACATTCTCCAGCGGCGTATATACGTCGATTTCTGCGCTGTATTATCCCGACGCCAATAACTTGAGCGCGAATGCGCTCCTCTGGGG